GTTCGCCAAAGAGAATAATCGCTCGGCAAGGCAACCTCGCCGTTCGTCGTGGTTAGCGTTGTCAATGTTTCCTGTGGCCGAACGCGCAGCCGCCGATTGGCACTGCGCTCGAAGTTGATCGTCGCTTTGTCATAATCCGGGATGAAACGGCTGTGGAACAGATCACGCGTCAAAACCGTTTTCAGTTCGCCGTAATTCGTGGTAGCCATCGTTATTGTCCCTCAAGAGGAGGCCTCAATGGCCGAGAAATCCGAGCATAAGACCGAGAAGGCACACAAAAACCCGGCTAAGAAGTATGCCGTCAAACCATCCTTCGCCGACAATGGAGCGCCACGCTTCGCCGTTGGCCATGAGGAGGAAGGAAAGTTTCACTTCTTGCAGCACCTCGACACCGAGGCGCTCGCCGAGCAGACAATCAAGGATCACGAGGAAGCCGACAAGCGCGAGGCCGAGGAGCAGAAGCATCGCGACCAGGCGCGTGATGCCAACAAGGCAGCGGGCTTCCACGCAGCCGAGAAGCGCGGTGAGTTTGTCGCGCCGGAAAATAAGAAATGGACCGAGCAGCACGACGCCAGTGTTGCCAGGTGAGGGGATTTCTCCCCTCACCATTTTGTTCAGGGTCCGACGAAGCGCACGACAATCTTGCCTGCGCCCGTGGTCGCTGCGGTACCGCTCTGGCTGTACGCGCAAGTGATTTGCGAGTTTGTCGCCAGTGGCAGGCACGTTGCCGCCAGGGTCAGAACATTTACGCCGACCGAGCCTATGCCCTGTAACGACACGGCGTAGTTCGCTGTCGCCGTGCCGGATGCATTGATGATGCCGACATTGATGTTGTTGGTCGTCGTGGCATTGAACGCCGTCGTGGTGATGAACGTCACGCCGGTGATCTGCGCACCGGCCGGCAAGCCGCCGATCGTAACGCTTGCCGGACTATCGAAGTTCAAGGTGCCGATGATGACTTGCGGCGCCCTATAGATGAAGTCCTGATAGGCGACGTTGCTGTTGAGTGAGGTGACCATGTTTCACCTCACGGACCAACAAAGCGAACAATCACTCTTGCTGAGCCCGCCGATGATCCCGTCTCGCTGCGGGTCACCGTTACTTGCGAGTTTGTCGCCAGCGGCAATGCCGTCGACGCCAGCGTCGAGGTGATGACGCCTGCCGCCGCCAGCGACGTACCCGAAGACACATAGTACGTCGCCGTTGCGGTGCCGGACGCATTGATGATCCCGATCGTGATCGTCGGCGTGGTGCCATTGAACACGGTCGAAACGACGACGACGATGCCGACCACCATCGCGCCAGCTGGCAGACCACCGATTGTGGTGGTGGTGCCGGCCGTGAAATCGAGCGGGGCACTAATGACCTGCTCGCTTTCATAGAGATAATCCTGATAGGCCGGGGTGCTGTTGAGTGAGGTAACCATGTTTGCTCCTTTTGCTCGTGGGGTGAAAGGAAGAACCTCACCCATTAGTCCGCAGCGCTCGCGAAGAACGCGGTGACGACGCCCCACTGCTTCAGCGCAGTGGCTGCTTTCGGATGCTTCTTGTACATCTTTGCGATCCCATACGCCGCCTCGATGCCGACACCTTTAACAAATTGGTAGTCATCCTCGCTTCTGAACGTGGGTTTTGCCATCTGCCCATAGGCGATGCAGGCAGCCTGTTGCCCGCACAAAAAGACAGGCTCAACTCTTGCCGATGATGCACCGGCGGTCAGCAGTGACGTCCACACCGATGTCACGAAGCGCGAGATTTCCGGCACCAATCTCACGATGACGCCATCGTAAATCTGGTCGCCATCTTGATATAGTGGATTATCCGGCGCGCCGTTTGGTCCCATCGTCTCGCGCGGCCGTGCGTCCTTATTCACGACCTGCAGATCGATCTTGAGATCGCGGAACGTATTCGTTCCGGCAAACGCAACATAATACTCGTAGCCGTCACTCGTCTTATAAGGACGAATGCGCGGGTCCGCGTTCATGGCGATGCGCTTGGCAAGTGAGATATTCGCGGCCGTGCATTTGTCGTTCGTGGTATCGACATTCAGCAAGGCCGTCGCGTGCGTGGCGTTATAGTTGCTGGTCGCGTTGCCATAGAGCACGCGGTCACTGTTATCCGCGTTCCAGGTGTTGCGCTGGGCGGCGGTCGCCAAGTCATACTGGATGCCGTTGACGCGAATATCCGCGGCTGGCAGCGTCTCCGTTGGGAGTGCCATCAATGCCGCAATAATCTCGTCGCGGGTGAGCTCGTTGATCCAGTCGGAGAGCAGCGGCTTGGCCTCGCCGAAGATGTCGGCGCTGTCTTTCTGCTGCTCGCTTTTTTTGGTGACGACGGCGTTGCGAGCCCAGTCCAGTTTGACCCGCATTCCGTAGTCATCGATTTCTTCTTCGAAACCGACCAGCGTGCCGCTGCCAACGCCCGCACCACGCAAGCGTGTGACGAGCGGGATATTCATTTGCTCGCCGCCGCTCTTCAATTCCATTCTGCGGCGGATGATGCTGTTGAGTTCTTCGCCCATATAGGGCGAGAACATATTTTCGCGCACCCATTCTCGATTGATGTCCTGGGTGAACTTGATGAGTTTGTTATTAGCTTGGATTGTTGAGACGGCCATGGGGCCACGTCCTTTCTGTGATGGCCGCCCTCAAATGAAAAGCCCGCCGGCGAGGCGGGCTATCAATCGAGAATGTCGGCCGTGTTAGCGTTTAGCTTTGGTCGCGTAGGCGTAGAGCGAAGCATCGCTCAAATCGCCCACGCCATCGATCGCGCCGGAGCTCGCCGGAACGCTCGACAATGATGGCGGTAGTTTTACGTTGGAAGCCTGCGGCTGTTGCTGCTGCTGCTGACGCAGATATTCGATCACCGCACGTTGAGCATTTGGGTCACGAACCCATGCCTGCTGCTGTTGTCGCAACCAGGCAGCGGGATCAGCGCCGATTGTTTGATGTGCGCGTGAGCGATTATACCATTCAACCAATTCACCATATGGGTGACCCGAGCTCATGATCTGGCGGTAGGTATGATCGCCGTCGGGCGTATAGCGAACCTTGGCGAGTTCGGCCAAAGCGGTGTCAACCACCTCTTTGCGATACTGCTGGTTTGCAAACGCCCGGCTTAGACCATCGACCGATTGCAGTCTGCCCATCTCCATTTGCTGCAGGATGGGAGTGACGACATTAGAAGCCAGATATTGCTCGGGAGCATCGAATATAGTTTGCGGTGCCTGTTGCTGGGTTTGTTGTCGTTGGATCGCTGCGGCCTGCTGCTCCAGCTGCTGCCACTGTAGCCGCATCTGCTGCAGTTCATTTTCGGCCCGCTGACGTTTCTCGCGTTCATCCAGGATTTCCCGCAGCGGTACGGTTCGCTGATCCACTTGCGGCGGGACTTGCACAGGCGCTTGTGGTGCCGCCGCCTGCGGAGGCAACTGTTGCTGCGGTTGCCTGGTGAAGCGGCCTTGGGCATCGCGTTGGCGTTCGGCCTCGACCGCCGCCGGCTGATCCACAGGCGGCGCTTGAGGTGGCGCCTGGTCCTGCTGTGGTGGTTCCGGTGGTGGCGTTGGGGAAATCGCCTGGTCGAATAGTTCTCGATCGGTGATGACGACATCATCACCGGCATCGTTGGTTTCAGCAGTCATGATCGCATCTCCACGCTCATATCGTTAGCGTTCAACGGGTAACGTCCCTGTATCGCCGGGACGAATGCGGATAACGCCCTGAATTGCGCAGGGACGCACGCCTGGCTCTATCGTCGCCAGCCACGAGCTCATTCAAGCAGTTCCAGGAGAAGCGCGACCTCGTCCTCGTCCTCATCGTCGATCGAGGCGACGGTGGTCGTGCGTGCGATCATCAAGCCATCGAGCAGCGAGCCGCGCGCGGGCGCCGGCAAATCCGGCACCGGGGGGCCCGGCCGCGGCGGTGGCAGATCGCTGATGACGTCGCCGAGCTCCTCGAGCTCGTCGCGCTTGCGCTTCTTTCTAAGCTTGGTGCGTTTATAGAGCGGCCGCCCGGCTCGGTAGCCGGCAGGTCCTCCGACCACCGGCGGCTCGATCGGCGGCGGCCCCGTTATGATCTGGAAGCTGGCATCGGTTCCTGTCGTCAGATAGGCGCCAGCGCCAGCGGCCATCCTGACGGTGAAGGTGACATCAGTCCCGCTGGTGAGATAGATACCGTCGCTGGCGACCAGCGTGCCGGCAGTAACAACTCGCAGATTGGCGTCCGAGCCAACCGTACTGTAGCTGCCGGCAGAGGCCGGCATGATGACTTGGAATACAGCCGCGGTGCCGGTGGTCGAATAGCTGGAACTCGCCGCAACCATCCGCGTGATGGTCGCGAACGTGACATCAACGCCGCTGGTCGAATAGCTGCCCACGGCCGCCGGCATGACCGTGCGGAAAACCGCCGCCGTGCCGGTAGTGCTATAGGTTCCTGCTGCTCCTAGAATTGACGGCTCGAGGACGGCATCGCTGCCAGTCGTCAGATAAACGCCACTCGCCGCGGACAGCACTGTGGCGGTGAACAGATTGGCCGCCGTGCCGCTGGTCGAATAGCTGCCCGCGGACGCGGGCATCACGGTCGTGAAGGTGACCGCAGC